CGTTGAGAGACCAATCATAAAACCAGAAGAACCATTGACTGATTTACCCAAAGAGGTTATAAAATGGTTTGAAGATAGGGGTATATCTGAGGCGGTAGTTTGTGATGCGGGTATTGGTTATAAAGATAGATGGATTCAGTTCCCTTTTTATAAGGGGGGTGAGGTTGTAAATATCAAGAGCAGGACTTCGGATAAGCAATATCGACAATCTAAAGATGCTGAGAAATGCTTCTATCGGTTTGATAGTATGGTCGGTATGGAAGCGATTATAATCACAGAGGGGGAAATAGATGCCCTTTCGATGGTACAGGCGGGTTATAATAACGTAGTCAGCGTTCCTGACGGGGCAATAGCCCCCAATTCCAATCCGAGTGATAGGAAGTTCTCATACCTATTATCGGCAGAAGAACACCTCATGGGAGCGAATACTGTTATTCTCGCTATGGATGATGACCCCGCTGGTCATGCCATGAGAGATGAATTGTCCCGAAGAATAGGCAGAGAGAAATGCTATCGAGTAACATATCCTACCGATTGTAAGGATATGAATGAGGTTCTGGTGAAATACGGTGAAGACAAGATTACTGAGATTATAACAGATGCCCACCCTTACCCAATAGATGGGGTTGTTCTCGTCAGTGATGTCCTTGAGGATGCTATTGATTTATTAAACAAGCCAGATTCTAAGGGTTTGTCTACTGGATGGTCTGTATTGGATGGGTATTACAGGGTCTCTACATCTGAAGTAACAGTTGTAACGGGTGTCCCAAATATGGGGAAAAGTGAATGGATGGATGCCTTAATGATTAACATGGTTCAGGATTATGGTTGGAAGTTCGGTGTATTCTCAGCAGAGAATTTCCCCGTAAAACATCACCTTCTGAAGTTAGTTGGTAAATTTACAGGACAAGCGTTCTGGGGCGATGAGAGAATAGATGAGGAGACGGCTCGTAACTCTATGGGTATATTAAACGATCACATTAAGTTTATCGGTACTCAGGAAGATTCTGTTACCATAGAGAGTATATTAGACCAAGCGAGAATCTTAAACTTCCGTTATGGTTTGAATGGACTTGTAATTGACCCTTGGAATACAGTTGAGCATAAATTTAGAGACTCAGAGAATGAAACTAATTATGTTTCTCGAGTTCTTGCGAGTCTAAATACATTCGCAAAAATACATGAGATTCATATATGGGTAGTGGCACATCCACGGAAAATGGAGAGTGATAATAATAGAAGAGTTATTGTCCCGACCCCTTACGATATTTCTGGTAGTGCAAATTTTTATAATAAAGCAGATAACTGCATAACAGTACATAGGCATAAAGACGAAGATGAAGATTATGTCGGAATTCATGTACAAAAGGTTCGTTTCCAATATAAAAATGGATATACGGGTATAGGCAAATTAAGTTATAATATAAGGAATGGAAAATATGGAGAGTATTTCAGACAAGACGAAAAAGCATTATTTTAAAGCAATAGAGAAAATGCCAGATAAACCCTCTTTGGATTACCGAATAAGAAGAATGGCAAGAAGGCTACAAGCTGAGTTTGATAAGACGTGGTTAGGGTACGAGAGGGGTGATGTTACTTTCAAGGAATGGGAAAAGTCATTAAACAAATGGTTACAAGCGGAGTTAATATGAATTGCAAACATAGAAATGTACATAGGCGTGGTGTTAGGGGAGGTAAACAAAGAACGAGGTGTGTCGATTGCGGGACTTGGGAATCTACCTATACTTCCCCCGAGGGAATGAAGATTCTCTTGTTTGACATAGAGACCACCCCGATGGAAGTATATGTGTGGGGTTTATTTGGTAATAAATATATCCAACATGGCAATGTTATAAAAGACTGGAATGTTCTGAGTTGGTCTGCCAAGTGGTTGTTTGATTCGGAGGTTATGTCTGACATCCAAACTTCCAAGGAAGCCATTAATAGAGACGATAAAAGAGTTCTCGAAGGTATATGGGATTTAATAGACCAAGCCAATGTTGTTATTGCCCATAACGGAGACAAGTTCGATCTGAAGAGGCTCAATACGAGATTCCACATGAACGGCTATCCACCCCCTTCCCCATACCAATCAATCGACACATTGAAGGTCTCTAAGCGTAATTTTGCCTTCTCATCTAATAGATTAGATTACTTAGGGCAGATTATGACTAATAAAGGCAAGATAAGTACAAACTTTAAACTGTGGACTGATTGTCTTGAAGGTAAGAGTCAAGCCTTGAATGATATGTTGGAATACAATGAAGAAGATGTTCGGTTACTCGAAGAAGTGTATGTAGAACTAAGACCTTGGATTAAATCCCATCCGAATGTGGGGGTTTATAATGATGGTGAGGTATGCCCTTCATGTGGAAGCGATGACCTACATCCTAACGGTGGGTATTATACGACAACTGTTAATATGTATGAATCTTACCGTTGTGGTGATTGTGGTTCTTTGTCGAGAAAACTGCAAAGTGAACTTTCGGCTGAAGACAGAAGAAAACTAATGAGACCTTTACCAAGATAACTCTTGGTTATTAAAACAATATGGAGTAATATCGGCTATGGAAAAAGAATCATTTAATATAGAGTTCCCAGAGGGTATGAACCAAGAAGAAATCAAATGGATTAAAGAGTACATCTTTCGATTCCTCGAGAGGCATTCTTGCAAGGTAAAGAAAAAATGACATATTGGTTCACAATATCGTGGGATGGGTTCGATGAGTATTCGGAAGGCTCTATGTCTTTTCCGAGAAATGAATATAAGGATGCGTTGTATGGCATCAAGTATTATCTTGAGAAGTATAAAAATAGGGATGCCTATCTTAGCGGATTCGCAATGGAGGATAGAAATTCCTCTAAAAGCCTTATGACCACAGAATTGATTAAACAAGTAACAGGAGAATAAATGGAAAGAAACACCTTAAAAATAAAAGCCAATACCGACAATGTGGTTAAATTTCTTTACGATACACCAATCGAAGGAACAAATAATTACGGAATGTATCACTTATACGCCTTTGAGCATGGCGGTGAGGAGACTGGATTATTTGCAACGGATGCCCTACATGAAAAGTTGAGAAACTTTGTTAAAGGGGATTCTATCAATATCCGAAAAGAAGAATATGAAGCAGGTAAATTCGGTTGGAATGTTGTACCAGAAGAAGGTACACCAATCAGAAATACACCCCCACCTCCAAGCATAAGTGGCTCTTACAAACCTACAACCACAGACGACAGGACTAAAGATATACATCGTCAAGTCTGTTTGAAACTTGCCGTTCAATCTATGGGGGTTTGCTCGGCTATGGAAGAAGAATTTAACTACGGTGAAGTTAAAGATCGTATGGAAGGTCTATTGAATGTTCTTGATGGCAAGAAAATACCTGAGAAGAAGGAAGACCTACCCTTTTGAAGAAAAGCCTGATTAAAAAACTCGACTCAAGGTGGAGTAGCAAAGTCCGTGAATATGGGATGTGTGAGAAGTGTCATAAAACCTCTCCCTTAAATGCTCATCATTTCTATTCACGGTCAGTCAGGTCAGTCAGGTGGGATGTAGATAATGGATTTTGTCTATGTGTTGGATGTCATGTGTTTTCATCCAAGTTCTCTGCCCATAAAACACCTGCTGAATTTGTAGAGTGGGCAATAGAGAAGAGAGGTCAGGAGTGGTATGATGACATTAAAGAGAGAAAAAACACCCCAATGAAGTATAAAGATGGCGATGTGGGGGAATTATTAAGGAGAATGCTATGAGAAATAAATTTAGAGACGGTCTAATGTCAATTTGGGGACACACCGAAATGGAATTGCTCCCCCTGACAAAATCGGAACTGTTGGGGAAAATGGCAGAAATTAGCAACATTGTCAATGATTTGGTTGATCTCGACCTCGAAGGTGAGTGTTCCCATTGCGGTGATGTATATATATGTGAACCTTGTTTGGATGAAATGTGTACGGCTACTGCTCTTTAAAAAGTAAGATATGCCCTTTTGCATCAGGTATTTATTGTGGGTTCAAAACGGGTGAAAACCGTATAGCATTTATGAAAAAATGCCCTTTGAAAGAAAAAAAGGATACACCCCTATGTAGGCTACTGGCGTAAGTACTCTTTGCAATATGGTCAACTAAAGATTAGAAAAGAAAGGATTTATGGTAAAAACGCTTAAAATAATTGGACTTATATGGCTAATGCAGGTAATTCTTGTTATAATTAGCTTACCAGCGTGGATATTATTAAAATTATGGGGATAATACTCAATAACGTGGTTATAGAGAACGAATCAGGTTGTATATGAAGTGTAATGTCGTGGTTGGCATTCCCCATAAAAACTTAGGAGATTAAAATGGAAGAATATACTTG